TATCATACCCTGCAATTTCTAATGCGGTTCTTGCAACTAAACGAATGCCTTTATGAAAATATTCGCCTTGTTCCCAAACATTATACGTCAATGCATTTACTGTTCGTGCGTGATTAAAAACCCAAACGTCCGCAGTTTTGTTGCCTTCAATTTCTTTTACAATATCTTCAGCAGAATATCTGAGTTTTGCTTCCCATCTAGGACCTAAGAATCCCCATGCATCTAGATCATGAGCCACACCATTTTCTTCAACAATTTCAGTTACACCTTGTTCAAGTGCCTTGAAAAAAGAATGATACTCTCTTAATTCAGGACGTTCATTTGAAGTATTATCAAAAGGCGTTAAAGGTGATTGAACTAATTCTAACTGTCTAGGTTCAAAACAAATTTGAAAAATTTTATAATTCATTTTATGATTCATTAATCAGATACTCTTACGCCATTGGGAGCAATGTTACCTTGAACACCAATCTTTGTGGGATTTTCAATCAAAGTATAGTGTAAGTGATGAAATAACAAATGTTCAATATCAATATATCCACCTACGTTTAATCGCTCATGCATATGCTTAAACATATCAGAGTATGTGTCGCGAATGTATTCCAGATGAACTGTATCGAAACTCCACAATCTACTCATATATTGCATAGTGACTCCACCAGTAATTTTAGAATCGAACTGTGAAGTATAGGGACCACGAATCAAAATCTTATCTACAGCATTCATATGCTCTTCGTAATTAAAATCATCATTCAGAGTATATCGACCACTCATCTTGAAGATTCTATCATACTTGGGCAGATTCATATCAGTAGTCATCATTAGATCAAAGAATGATCCGAACATGACAATTTCAATCATGTTCTTCACAACATCCCAGTTTTCTACTTTTTGAATTTGTTTTACAGTATCTTCTTGAGTAAAATCATAGAATCTGTAAATGTAAGGAGAAAGAAGTTTCTTTTCCTCTACTATTGGCGATTCTTGTCCACCATCAAGCAAGATGATATCAGCATCACATTTTGCTTTAATTGATTTACAAGTTTCAATTGTTTGTTCAAGTCTAGTCTGATTATCATACACACCAAAGCGAGTGTGTAATGCAGACGAAACTAAGAATAAACTTTTACTTTGCTGCTGGTCGTTTTGTAGCAGGCTTTCTTGACTTTGGTTTTGATTCATTTTCTCTTATCGCCTTTTTCATTAACTTTTCGCTTTTCAATTTAATTCTCTTGATAACTTCATGACCATCCATCCAAATGTCTTTGTTGTCAAGAATTGATTTAATCTCATCTTCAGTTAAAAAATCTTCGTATACGCTACGCAAAATATTTTCTGACCATTTTCTTTCATGCACAATGTTATCATACATTTCTCCACCTTTACCAATAGCCATGCCAGAGTAATTGTGGAACATAAACATAGAGTGTTCGGAAACTTCAAACTGTTCACCACACAAGAAAATCATTGTAGCAGCGGACATGCAAGCACCTTCTACAGATACGACAGTTGTTGCACTCGATTCTGCTATAACTCGCATAAACTGAATAGCGGTAAATAGATCGCCGCCAGGTGAGTTTATGTGAATTTTAACAATATCATTTTCTCCCGCATTTCGAATTGTATCAAACCACTCGACATATTCTTTAGCATCTTCTATTGGACCGCTAAGATAAATTGTATGTAACAGTCCTATCGGCTTAGAGTCGATACTACTATCACCACCAAGAAGATTAAGTAAATTAGGTTTCTTCATAATGCTCCATTCTTTTATTATAACACGTTTATGGTTGATTTGTCAAGTGAGAATGACCATACTTACATATGTAGTATGCGTCAATCAAGTCTGACGATGGATTCCATTGCTTCTCCGTCATACTCAAAACTTCTTTAAGTCTAACCGAATTTTCATCCTCGAACACTTCCTGCATTCTTTCTTTATTTGCATTACCTTTACCGGTAGCAAACTTTTTTATAACTGTCGGTGGAATTGTTGTTACTGGTATTTGAAGTAACCATAGTCTATACTTGAGAATACCGGTATTCTCAGCAATATGGAAAACTTTACCTTTGGACCCCATCGAATAATCTTCGATGAAGACATGGACCACACCACTATCTAATATTCTATCAATAAAGTGACTAGAAATCAAGTCATAACGATTCATATTGTCATCAAACTCAAAGTATGTGCCATGCACATTTTCTAATGGAGAATCATCATACTTTTTGAGTTGCGTCATAAAGAAAAAATCACAATTTTCAAATTTGAATTCTGTATCTGTATCGTATATACAGATTGCTGGCGAGGTCATTGAATAGTCAATGCCTGCTATAATCATTAGTTTTTATCGTCCCATTTCCATTCGTCATCGTCAAGTGCTTCGTCTGTTAATTTATCCCAATCATCATCCGACCACTCATCCGACTCTTCTGCTGTTACATTATCTTCTGGTAAATCTGAACCACAAAACGCACAATGCAACGGCAATCTTATTTCTGTCTCATCAATATATACGGAATACTCCGCGTCACAATTTTCACAAATTATACTGTGTGACGGCATCTTACCTCCTACTCATACATTACTGTTGTTGAATCTCCTAATGCCCATTTCGCGTCAGTTTCTACAGAATATTTTTTAGTGCATACTTTGAAGTCTGGGAACATTAGTTCTTTTGGATTTGAAGAAGGATCAAAAAAGATCGTTCTATTATTTGGCTGTGCAGCAAACTGCCCATTATTTAGTGCAATGATATTAAATGATTTATGATCCATAGGCTCTTCAGCAAAGCCTGTTGGTGTTATGTTAGGGTCTGCATTTGCATGGTCAATCGTAAACATGTATTTACCATGATACCATTGCTTATCTTTTGCATAAATTTTACATCCTAAGTTTCCTAAGAAAGACTTTTGAATAACTGTAATGTCATAACCCATGCAATCCCAAATTTGCAAATAGTCTAAAGGTAAAAACTTTTCTGGTTCTAAATCTGTATCTCTCGACACAAATGCAGATATAGGAAACTTGTCATATAGCGCACCATAGTTCGGTAGATATGCTTCAATTCGTAATGCTTGTCCTTGAATTGACTTTACTGTTACCCAATAACAAGGTTCATATTCTCCATGACCCTTTTCAAAGTCATAGAGATATTCTTTTCGTATGTAACAATAAACTGTCGGAACGTTTGCTACTAGAAACATTTAATTACACCAACTTTGTTTTGCATCACCAAAGTATTCTCTAGCAAATCCATTACGAATTAATTCTGAACGCAAACTAACACCATTTAAAACCATATCACCCAAAACTCGACCACCAAACTTATCCCATCCGTAAAGAGTGACTTGATGTTTCTGTGTCGATGCTACAGCATTTTTAGTAAACGCCGATGCTGCTTCTCCTCTTTGTGCTTCAGCAGGACATTGTGCGCGGTGACCTTTTTCTGGCGTATCAACACCGTAGATTCTAACTGCTAGTTCAGGCTTTAATGGTGCAGGTAAGAACGGCGCAGAAATGACAATGGTATCGCCATCACTCACTCGTATAATTTGTGCATCGTATGTTACACCCTTAGGTGCTTTTTGTGCATAGGCAGCAAATGCAAAAATGCTTAAGAAAAATGCTAAAAGTAATTTCATTTATTCTCCAATAGTTTTAAGTTCAATACAAAATTTTCTACAACCAACTTAGTAATTGTAGCCAACATTGCAGTTTGATTGTTAATGTTCCAAGGTTCATTAAACTGTTCTAAGATGCTAGATGCTACTAATTTATATGCATCATCTTCATTAATATTTAACATGCCCCAATCAATAGGGTCTTCAACTTCAACTTCTTTTGCAAGTGCTACAAGAGTGTCAACGTTCATTTTAATTCCAATACTTAGAATAATCTATGTTGTTCCAATATTTTTCGTTGTTTCGATTCACGAAATTTTTAATTAAATACCATGCCATACCAAAGTAACCCATCTTTTGAAATCGTCTACTGTCTTGACCAAAGTAATGATTTACTAATTTGAACTTTTTAACATCATATTTTTTTGACAGAAAGAAATCTTCGCTTGTCTCATACTTAGCAGGAAATCTACCATACTCTTCAAATTTATCTCTTCTAGTCAAAAAGAATGCGCCTACTGCAAATGGCACCCAATGCTTCATTACATCATTGATCAAATTGAATAGTTTGAATCCAATTGTTGCTCTAATATCACCATCATAACATTTCACATAAAGCCCAATTAAATCTAAATTGTTTTCTTCTAACTCTCTCACACAATCTGAGATGACGGTGTTTGAGAAAAATCTAACATCACTATCTATGAACAAAATATAAGGTGTTTTTACAAGTTTCGCACCATTGTTCTTTGCAATTGAAACTGGACCACCATCAATGATTTGAACATTTAGCCAACCTTTATTCATCATAATAACATTTCGTGTGTTATCTGTAGATGCGTCAGCAATTATGATTCGGGTATTACCAATATTTTGTTGCTTTAAATTTTCGAGTAAATGAGAAATGTAATTCTCTTCGTTTTTACAAGGAACAACAATGGTAATCTTATCTTCTAGTCTCATTTAATTACTTGAGTTTTTTTATGCTTTAAAGATTTATTCAAAGCCTTGAACCACAACTTCTTTTCTTTCTCTTTGTCTTTCTTTAGTATCGCTTGATACATTTTCATTGATAGTTTTCTTACTTTCATACATTTCTCCCCATGTGATTATTTCCCATTTACCGTTGTAATGTTCAACTAATGCGGTACATGATTCTACCCAATCACCATCGTTCATGTATATGATACCATCAATTTCTTTAATCTCTGCATGATGAATATGACCACATATCACCCCATCATATCCTTTTTTCTTACAATATAAAGAAACGTTTTTTTCAAACTGAAAAATAAAATCTACCGCTTTCTTAACTCTATGCTTTAGATATTTAGAAAGAGACCAGTATCCAAACCCTAATTTTCTTCTTATCCAGTTAAATTTTGAATTAAGTCTGAGAACAACATCATAAGCCCTATCACCTAAAAATGAAATCCACTTATGAAGTCTGGTAACACCATCAAACATATCCCCATGAACTACAAGATAATGCTTGCCGTCAACTCCAATATGTTCAATATGATTACAAATGACAATATTTCCTAGACCTATACCGTATGGTATAAAGGTTCTAAGAAATTCATCATGATTACCTGCAACGTAAATAACTTGGCTTCCGTGTTTAGAAAAGCCAAGTATTCTTCTCAATACGTTACTATGAGATTGTTTCCATCTTAAGCGATTCTGTTGGACTTTCCATCCATCAATGATATCACCTACAAGATATAACTTCTCACAACTATTATGCTTTAAAAAGTTATTCAGTAATTCTGCTTTACAATCTTTTGTTCCTAAATGGACATCCGAAATAAAAATTGTTCTATATTTCTTTAGGCTGCTTTGCCCCATACGTCATCCCACTTACCGGTTAATGCCCCTTTAGCATAATCAGTAACGCGATTCTCAAAAAAGTTTCCATGAATTGGTGCGTTAATCATTTCTTCCACCCAAGGCAATGGATTTTTCTTAACTTTAAAGATGCCCTTCATTCCCAAAGAAATCAAACGGCGATCTGCGATATAACGAATATATTGCTTAACGTCTTCTTTTGTCAAGCCTTCCATCTCATTCATACCAAACGAAAGATCAATAAACTTGTCTTCGAGTTGAACCATTCGTTCTGCAATAGTATAGATTCTGGACTTCAATTCATCTGTCCAAATTTCTCGGTTCTCTTCTATGTATGTTCTAAAAAGTTTAATCATCGATTCCGCGTGTTGAGTTTCATCGACAATCGACCATGTAACAATCTGCCCCATACCTTTCATCTTGCCTTGGCGCGGAAAATTCAGCAACATGATGAAGGATGAGAATAGTTGCATACCTTCTGTGAATGCTGAGAATACTGCAATGTGTGTAGCAGTAGATGCTGCGTCACCATTCTTAGATGAGATATCCATAACATACTCATGCTTCTCGCGCATTTCTGCATACTCAAGAAACTCTGCATAGGTTGACTCAGGCATACCTAAGGTTTCAATCAAGTGTGAATAAGCAGCAATGTGCAATGCTTCTCTAGCAGCAAAACCTGCAAGCATCATGCGAACTTCAGGCTGTGGAAAGTATGGAAGATAGTTCTTCACATACCCACCAGCAACGTCAATGTCGCCTTGCGTAAAGAATCTGAAAATATTAGTTAAGAATGCTTTCTCGCCTTCATTGAGTTTTTTCTTCCAATCTTTAACATCTTCAGCCATCGGAACTTCTGTATGCAACCAATGTGATTGTTCGTGCTTGAGCCAAGCATCATATGCCCAAGGATAGTAAAATGGTTTGAATGCATCTCTTGTATCTGTCAATCGATGCTCTGTTTTTTTAATCATTGTTGTTTTTTCTCCACTAAAATGATTTTTCTTCCTGGATGATTCTTTGTAAAGTATTCAACAATTTCTTCCATTGTTTTTCCTTGAATCAAAAATGTATTTGTTTCTTTATTCCAAACGTAAATTTGACTACCTATAAATTCTGTATTACAAACGATAGGAGGCTTTAAGGTATTCAAATATTCTTCTTCTAGTTTCTCTCCACCTCTTTCGGGTTGAGGTGCATCTACTCTTACGATTTTTATGTGACGTAGAAACAAAAACCAAACAACAAAAAATATAACAGCAATATCAAATACTGTCATATATTATCCTTCACATGCTAAACAAGTGTCACCTTCAATAATTGCTTTCATGTCTAGTTCTTTGATCGCCTCGCGTTCAATACGTTTCGCCACTTTATCTGCTTTACCAATCTTTTCAGAACGGCAGTAATAAAGTGTCTTAAGACCCATTTTCCAAGCCATGAAGTGAATAGCATGTAAATACTTTATGTTAACATCTGGTCGAAAAAAGAGGTTGAGGGACTGCGCTTGGTCAATGTAACTTTGTCTGTGAGCCGCATGGTCCACAAGCCATCTTTGGTCAATTTCCATAGCGGTTTTATATACATCTTTCGTCCATTCATCGAATATATCGAGGTGCTGAATTGATCCATCGTTGGCGATGATGGAGGACCAAATCTCATTGTAGTCAAGTTTATCATCTGCATCACACTTCTCCTTAATCAATTTGTCAAGGTATTTGTTTTTATTAAGCGATGAACCGCTTAAGGTATCTTGTCGATAAGCGTTTGCACGAAATGGTTCAATACTAGGACTGGTATTGCCCATAAGAATACTACTAGAGGCATTGGGTGCAATAGCGACCATGTGAGAAAAGCGCCTACCGGTGCCCATTGTATCAGGTGCTTCACCTCGCTCTGCACCAAGTTGTAGATTTGCTTCATCTAAACCTTTCTTAATATGCGAAAACATTTTAATGTTAGCGCCAGTTGCTTGTGCAGATTCAAAAGGAATATGCATCTTTTGAAGATATGCATGAAAGCCTAGCGCACCAATACCAATACTACGTTCGCGCATTGCGGAATACTTTGCGCGTTTGATTGTATTCGGTGCATGATCAATAAAGTATTGTAACACATTATCTAGCATTTCTGCAACATCACGCAAGAAAAGTTTATCATTCTTCCATTCATCGTAGTATTCTAGATTCAATGATGATAGGCAACATACTGCGGTACGCTTCTTATCAGTAGGTAGAATAATTTCGGAGCATAGATTTGATTGCTTAATTGACAAACCAAGTTTCTTTTGAAACTCTGGCATGAGTCTATTACTGGTATCGATGAAATGTAGATATGGTTCACCGGTTTGCATACGAATATCAAGAATGCGTTGCCAAAGTTCTTTTGCAGAAACAACTTCGCGAACAGCACCATCATGTGGGTCTTTCAGTTCCCATGAATCATCCGCGTCTTTATCTTGCATACATCTTTCAATGATTTGCATAAAATCATCGGTGATGTTAATACCATGATGCAAGTTTAAAGTGCGAAGATTAGGATCGCCCGTGGGCTTACGCATCTCTAAGTAGAGAAGAATATCAGGATGGGAAATATCCAAGTAAGTAGCATAACTGCCTCTACGGGTTCTACCTTGTCGATAAGCAAGAGAAGAAGCATCATAAGTGCGTAAATGAGGCATAATACCAACAGATTTATCGTCTGCACTACGAATACCGATACCAATTCCTACACCTCCTCCTAGCATTGAGAGCCAATTTACTTCCGAGAGAGTGTCGACCAGACCTTCTGCGGAATCGTCAAGATATGGCAAAAAGCACGATATAGGAAGACCACGCTTACTCCTACCAAAAGATAGAACGGGAGTGCTATAAGAAAGCCAATGTCTAGAAGAATACTCATAAAGCCTTTGCGCGTGTTCACTATCAGTCCCAAAAGCCTTAGAAACATATGCAAATCTCTCCTGTGGCGAGACTTCTTCCTCTCGCATGTAACTTTCTTTTAATCGTTTAATTCCTAGTTCATCAAACAGTTCATCTCTACTATAATCTACTGTAATCCCATTTACATTGTCAGTTGTCATTCTTGCTCTCTTATTGTTTTAATCATTGGAAAAATTTTACTAATCACTTCCGCACATGCTTTAGCGACTTCTATGTGTTCCAATTGCGTTCCATTTGAAGAACGTAATTCGATATAATGAATCCAGGAACGAAGAGTTCCATTTACATACAATCTTGATACTGTGTTGCCTTCAGGCAATACTGCTCTTGCTTGTTCTTTTGCGATACCATTATCAATAGCCCATTGATATGCGGTTCTTGCTTCAGAAATTACACGATTCTGATAAACTTCCCATTGTGTTTGTAGTTCTAGATCATCTGTCGTTATGCTATTCTGTCGATTCTTGGTATCTTGAAGTCTTGCATCTCGGACCACAAAAGATAGTTCCTGAGTTGGGTCGGCATACCTTTGTGAGAATTCTTGAAATGAGAATGAACGGTGGCGTAGAAACTGACGGGCAATGTCACGGGTCGTTTCAACTTCAATGCAGGCTGAAACCATCTCCAAGGGCGACCAGTGTTTGTGTTTGATGAGGTATTTGATGAGCCGTTCTGAAGTCTCTGTATTGGACTGATTGGCTGGATTCGATACACGGGCGCAATACGCGACCAAATCTTGTGCGGTTCGAAGTAGTTCAATATCATTATCGCTGTCCTTATCGATCTGTGAATAACTAACCAATCTAACTTTCATGTCATTCTCCAATTATTAAATTCAAGTAGTGCTTGCGGTCCAGAAAAAGTATTTTTATTTATTGTAAAAAGGATTTCTTCCTGCGTTTTTCCAGCAAGAATCATGTCGTTAATATCTTTTTCTTTTACTTCTTTAGGCCAGATACATACAGTTGCGTTTGCATCAATAGCCGTCTTCATTTCACGCACAATCTCTTTGTTGCGTGGTTCATTATCATACACTAAAACCTTGTTACCGTCAATGTGATCCAATGCTTGTTTTAAGTTTGAATTACCTACCGCAACTGCATTGGGCAAAAACAAACTATCAATAGGTCCTTCAGTCACATAGATTGTCTCATTAGTATTTACACAATCCATGTTGTAAATAAAGGGTGAATCGTCTTTTATTTTTACTACAACGTATCTTTGTTTTTCACCACGCATTGCACGACATGAAACGCCAACAAGTTCACCGTCAGCGTCATTGAACACTAGAACAAGTCTAGGCTCATTTGTAACAAGTTTTTCTTCATACTCAGGTGCAAGCAGTTTCAGTCTAGAAACATCGTCTACATAATAGAGAGAATCAATTTTGTCTTCAGGTATTTTTCGAGATTTGGCATATTTGACTGCCTCATGACTTTCTGATAAACTAGATAGTTTGACCAAAACGCCTTTATAATTATCAGTCTTATTGCTACCGAATGTAACAGGCTTGAAAACAAATCCATGGTCTTTATGTGCTTTACGTCCTGTCTCGCCGGACTTATATCTATCCAAACAGTATTCTCTATAAAGAGCAGGATCGACTTGTTTGATTAAATTTCCTAAGGATAATGACGCGGCACAGTTGTGGCATTTAAAGTAAAGTCCACCCTTGCCCGCAAATACATATCCACGTGCCTTGTTTTTATTTGTTTGGGAGTCGCCACAGATAGGGCAACGGAAGTTGTATAGGTAATCGCCTTTACGGGCAAACTTGTCTAGTTTGGGGGAAAGTGCGCCTATAAATTTCTGGTCAATCCACATGCTCATATTTTAGGTCCATTCCTGTCATATCAAAGTCAACACCGTTGATTATACACGGTGTCAGGTCAAATGTCAAGTGGTGACAGGAAGTCCTTTACCAGAACTCAGAACACATGCTAGTTCCGAATTCATTTCAATCATAGTCCAAGTTTCTTTATCCTTGTTGACCACTAGTATGATTGAAGTTTTATCGTCTGTTTGTGATGCCCATATCGGAACTTCGCCGAAGTCTTTTTCCAAAGCCCTCATCACAACAATAGGCTTGTCGCAGACAACTTGTTTCTGCATTACAATTTGAGAGTGTGCTGAAAAAGGAAATACAGCAATCGCCATTGCAATTAAAAAAGGTTTCATGATGTATTTCCTTTTTGATTAAGACTGAAAAAGTTTTGATAATACCTCTAAGTTTACGTTAGAGAATAACCAAGCGAGAATTAAGATACCACCTGCTGCCATCCACTTCCACTCAAGAATTTTTTTCAATTCTGAGTCTTCTACTTTATTATGTTCTGATATATCATGACGCAAAGATTTTATCTCTTCCATAATCCTACGCTCAGTCAACTCTATCTTGTCGGATAGATTTCTGTCTACTGTAGTGATTCGAGAATGCAATTCTTTGATATCCTCTGTTGTTTCTTTCTTTTTGTCGTTCATATCGTCATATATCTGATTTACCATACGGTCGTGGCTAGCCACAAGTTTCTCAATTACCGAGTCCATCTTTCTGCATAGATCAGTAATATTCGAAACTTGAGTCTTTAAGACTTCCACATCAACTTTCAGTTCGACCGTGTCGTTGCTCATCTCTTGTTACTTTTTCTTTTCAGGAACAGGTGTGCCTTCAAGTTTCTTATGAACTTTCATTTTTTTGCAATCCTGTTTTGGCTTATTTGTTTTTGGGTCAATGATTGGCTTACCATCTTTAGTCATTGCATCAATACAAACCAACTTAACCTCTGGCGCTTTTTTTTCTTCTTCTTTTGCAATCGCGAACGATCCTACTGCAAGTGCTGAAGCAATAATAATAGAATTAATGATTTTTTTCATAACATTCTCCTGTTGTCTATTTATTAAATTTCTGGTTGTGGTGGTTGCACAGGAGCGGGTCTTCCCCCGAAACCTGTAGTTACTGACGCTTGAAATGGCGGAACATCATCTGCACTCATTGGTCTACGAATATTTACATCTTCAAATGGAACATTGAATGAAGCATTAAATCCTGTACCAGAATTGAACGATGCGTTAATTCCTGGTTTTGATAATGATCCACTAAACCCACTTGGACCGCTTGGTGTAGGTGGTTTATTTGCTGCTTCAAGTGCCTTTGCTCTTAATTCTTTATCACCACCAGCAAGCATGATGCCTGATAGGGTACCAGTTAAGAACGTAGCAATAGGAATGATCAGTTCGAAAAATTTATTATCGACTGGTGACATTCCGTTCATAGGTTGTGTTACAAAAATAAGACTGTATAACACAACAAACACAATACCAAATAATGTTAAACCTAAAATAATACCAATAAAAAATTTAAGGCGAGCATTTAACTCATCGTCAGTATATCTTGGTCCTGTAAATAAATCTTTAATCATCTGCACTCTCCTTTGCTAGAAAACGATTGAGGTGCAGGCTGATTTAATTTTTTCTCATAGTGTGTTAGGTCCTCTGGACAAGTTCCATTTGCACTACACCAAGGCTTTTTGCATTCTTGTTTTTCCCAATTGTCCGGGTCTTGACATGGATATCTATAGTGTTCTTCACATCCCGTTATCATCATTATTGTAAGGATGAAGAATATGTATTTCATTTACTCCCCTAGAACGTGTAGGGCATGTTCGTAATGTTTAATTCTATCGTCAAGACCAATCGTACCACCATTGATACGCTTTGTTAATGTTAAAATGTCACCTTTGTCAGCCCATTGATTAAGGTTGTTGGTTTCCCAGAACCAACATGCGCTTTGTGCGGCACCCTCAAAAGTGCCAAGGTATTCTGTTGCTTCTTCAGGAGAAATTTCTAATGAAGCAGCAAACCAAGAATAATTTTGTTTGCCTGTAAGTTGAATCAATCCACGACCGCGATATCTGAAACCATCTCCAGACTCTTCGGGTCCATTGCCCATGCGATTTGCATAGACTTTGTTTGCGATTGCTTCTTGCTTGTTAGGCATTGATGCATATCTTTGTGCAATAGCATCATCAGGAAAATACTTAGGAAAAATCTTTCTAAGTGTTTGCCATTTGTAGTTTAGATTTTCAGTAAGAATCATGAAGCCAGCAGACTCATGTGAGCATTGTGCAATGAATGCTGCCATACGCTTTGGTGTGTTGATCTCATAGTCAGGAAATAACTGTGCTAAAGCATTATGCCATTGTTCGACATAAGGATTCTTCGGAAGTAATTGTTTTAATTGTTGTAGCGTCAAATCCATTTATTTGTTCCCTTCTTAAAATCCTAACATATTTTTCTTAGGAGGCTCTATTGTTACTGTTTTTGCTCCTTGTTGAAGTTGTTGCAGTAACATGATGCCAGTTGCTCTAACTGCTGGGTCTGCGCTTTTTGTCATTTCGATCAAAGCATTTACTTTTGCAGTTTCATTAATTGTGATATCTTTACTAATGGACTTCTGTGCGTCAACATAGACTGTATAATCTTTCGATGTTGCACAGCCGGTTAGAATCATTAGAGATATGCTTAGTAACATGATTTTTCTCATTTAACATCCTCGAAAATTTTCTTTTGTTCCGTGTACCATTCGGTCCACCCCTCAACTTTATTCGAACACTCATAATGTAATCTGTAATTATCTACCACGACTTTAAGCATGTCTGTAATAGAAACTTTATCTCCATTCAGCAATTTAAGGTCTTCACATGGTTTTTTTAATGCTTCAGGTGCTTCAGGAAATTTTCTTGCTACTGGTACTGTTGTTGCACATCCGGCGATAAACATTAGTGAAATTGCCAAGATTAATTTTTTCATTTCTTATTGCCCTTCAACTGTTTGATAGCCTCATTATGTGTATTAACTATCTCAGCAGGTATAGGACAATTTTCAATAAACTTAATCACTTCTTCTTTTTTGACAACTTCTCTGTCAATATATCTGATGATATCATCACCCTTTTCTTTGATGACTCTATCTCTGAAAACAACCTTTTCTACAATTTTAATATTTTCTTCTGCTGCTTTTGCTTCTGCTTGTGCAACTTTAACTTCTAATTCTTTTACTTTTGCTTGCCATGCTTCCTCATTTGCTATTGCACCAGACATATAAACACCAATCGCAATTAATGCAATTGATACAATTTGAATTGGAGTTTTATATATGTAAAGTGCAGGAATTGGAACAAATCTTAAAAGATATGTAAGAAAGTATCCGACAACACCTATTAGTGCTACCGCATAAAAAATCCAATACGGAAGCCAACTAAGTATCCACATTTCAGTTTACTCCGTTATTCTTTCTTCGACAATGCTGATTGAATTTTTTCTTGAATGATCTTAGCCCAAAATGGCTGCGGAAAATTCCAACCAACAAATGCGCCTATTGCTACCCAAAATAAAATGTCTAACATATAATCTCCTTATACAGTCAATTTCTGATTGCTTGTCATGAAATTTTTCTTTCTCATTACAGTTTTTGCAACCAA